ATACGCAAGTCGCCCTTAACGCTGTTCAACTTCAAGCCAAGCTCATCGGCTTTGATTTATGAGCCTGCTGGCTAATGCACCTGGCGGCAATCTTCTAGAACCGCCAACGGCTCAGCTCACTGGCCCGCCCGCTCAGGAAACCCTGGCCCGCATTCGGCAAACCCTTCTGCCGCATCAGATCGCCTTTTGCGATGACACGGAACACCGCAAGCTCGCCCTTGTCTGTGGATTCGGTGCCGGCAAGACCCATGGCCTCGTCGCCAAGGCTGTTCACATGGCAGCCCTGAACATTGGCTACGTCAGCGCCTTGTTTGAGCCTGTCGCCCCGATGCTGCGCGACATCCTGCAGCGCACGATGGATGACCTATTGGAAGAGTGGGAAATCCCCTTTGACTTTCGCGTTAGCCCGTTGCCGGAATACACCCTGCATTTCGCGGAGGGCAGCCACACCATCCTTCTACGGACCATGGAGACGTGGAACCGGATTCGTGGCCAGAACCTTTGCGCCATTGGTTTTGACGAAGCGGACACGGCAAATAAACGCACAGCAGAGCAGGCGACTCGCATGGCGCTTGCCCGTCTTCGTGATGGCAACGTTCAGCAGTTCTACGCAGCCACGACGCCGGAGGGTTACGGCTGGGCCTTTGACACGTTTGACCGCAATGCTGGTGAAGACACGGCACTGATTCGTGCGCGCACCATGGACAACCCGCACCTTCCCGCTGGGTTCGTGGACAGCCTGATGGCGAATTACCCGCCGCAACTGATTAAGTCGTATCTGGAAGGGCTCTGGGTCAACCTGAACACGGGTCAGGTCTATGACCGTTTTGACCGCGCCAAGCATGTGGTGGCCAGCGTGGCTGATTTCAGTGGTGAGCCGTTGCGTGTTGGCGTTGACTTCAACGTTGGCAACATGTCGGCAGTCGTCACGGTGCGAAGCGGCAACAAGCTGACGGTGGTGGACGAGATCAGCGGCGCGCATGACACGGACGCACTGGCCCAAGAGCTGAAACGGCGCTACCCGATGCACCATATATATGTGTACCCCGACGCCTCAGGCGGCAACCGCAGCACCAATGCCAGCCGCACCGACATTCAGATTCTGGAAAGCTACGGGTTCAGCAATCAGTCGGGCCGGTCAAATCCTGCCGTTCGTGATCGGGTTAGTGCTGTTCAGGGTCTGCTGGAAAACGGGAAGGGCGAGGTCCGGCTCAGCGTCGCTGAAGGTTGCAGGCGACTGATCGAATGCTTGGAGCTGCAGAGCTGGACTGAGAAGGGCGACCCGGACAAGGAGGGCGGCCATGACCACATGGTTGACGCGCTGGGGTATGTGGTGTGGCGTGAGTTCAACCCGCTGCATCAGGGCGTTGGCCGCGGCACGGGCATCAGGCTGTATTGACCCCGGTGGACGCACGGGATATACTCCTGGAACGGGGGCGACCCCACCAACACACCAGACAAATGACCAACGCCACTCGCGCCACCAAAGCGCAGCTGATCGACCTGCTCAACCAACAGGTCACCATCACTTCAGAGCTTGAGCACCAAGTGAACGAATCCAAGGAAAAAACCACGCTCGCCCTTTGGGTAGCTGCAATCAGCTTTACTCTCGGGCTCCTGTTCTGACCTACCAGCCCCTTCGGGGGCTTTTTCTTGCCTTCGCCTCTATCGTGAACACGCCGCACATATCCGATGGCAACTTACCTTTGGCACGAAATGGAAGCTGCTTACGACGCAGCCAATGATCTGGACGCTGACAGCTTCAGTCAATCCGCCGCGGCCATCCTGTCCGTTATTCAGCAGTGGCTATACGAAGAGGGCTTTGACGAAGCCGCCGACTCACTAGACGAAGAAATCTTCCACGCCGAAGAATCTGATTAACTCGCTGGGTCGGTTCTACCCGTAAGGCTGAACGCCGTGTGTGGCGGTATCGGAGGCCCAGCCAACATTCAGCATTAACCTAGAACCATAGAATTTGTGCATGGCTAGGCGCGCAAGATGACTTACACCGGTTTCAAGCGTTACGACCGGAGCATTCAGCGCCAAGCAACGCAGGTGCAGGATCCTGGTTCCGCTTGGGCCGGCATGGAGCCTCACTGGGTCTTGATTGAAGACCTGATGGAAGGCACCTACGGTATGCGCCGTAAGCATCGCCGGTATCTGCCGCAGGAACCCCGCGAGCTGGACGAAAGCTTTGATAACCGTCTGGCCCGTTCCGTTTGCCCGCCTTATTACCAGCGCCTTGAGCGGATGCTGGCTGGCATGTTGACCCGTAAGCCGGTCAAGCTAGATAACGTCCCAGACCTGATTCGTGAACAGCTGTTTGACGTTGATCTGCAGGGGAATGATCTAAACATCTTCACCTATGAGTTGACGCGGAAGATTGTTCGTTATGGCCACGTTGGCGTCCTGGTTGACTTCCCAACGGCTGACGATGATGACGCGCAAAATATCGTTGATGCTTCCGCCCTTCGTCCGTACTGGGTTTGCTACACCCCGCGGGACATCCTTGGTTGGCGCTCTGAAGTCCTGAACGGCGCACAGCAACTGACCATGCTTCGCCTGATGGAGCGCGTCGTTGTTCCTGACGGTGAGTTTGGCGAAAAGTACGTTGAACAGATCCGCGTTCTGCGTCCTGGCTCTTATGAGCTGTACCGCCAAGGTGAAACAAGCGGTGATTTTGAGAAAGTAGCCGAAGGCCAGACAAGCCTTGATTACATCCCGTTTGCCGTTGCTTATTCCAACCGTGTTGGGCTGCTTGAGTCACGCCCGCCGATGGAAGACATCGCAGAGCTAAACCTCAAGGCGTATCAGATCCAGAGCGATCTGGACAACATGCTGCACATCAGCGCCGTGCCGATGCTGGCGTTCTTCGGGTTCCCGAGTTCTGCTGAGGAAGTATCCGCTGGCCCTGGTGAAGCAATCGCATTCCCTGCTGAAGGCCGCGCTGAATACATCGAACCTGACGGCAAGAGCTTTGAAGCGCAGTTCAAGCGCCTTGAGCAACTCGCCATTCAGATCAACGAACTCGGCCTGTCTGCTGTCTTGGGTCAAAAGCTTTCAGCTGAAACCGCCGAAGCCAAGCGCATTGATCGCAGCCAGGGCGACAGCACGATGATGGTCATTGCTCAGCAAGTGCAGGATCTGATCGACAACTGCCTGCAGTTCCACGCAGACTTTGTGGGTCAGCCTCAAGCCGGTTCAAGTTATGTCAACCGGGATTTTGTGGGCGCACGCCTTGAGCCTGCGGAAATCCTCGCGCTGCTGCAGCTCTACACCGCTGGTTCCATCAGCCAAAAAACACTTCTGGATCAGCTCAGTGAAGGCGAGATCTTGGGCGATGATTTCGACGTTGAGGAAGAGCTGGAAGCAACCCAAGCCGGCGGCCTAATCGAAATGGGCGGTGGTATGGATCTGATCTCCAGTGATATGCCAGCCGAGGAAGTTTCGATGGACGACAACCAAGCCGCCATTGAACAATGACGCAATCCGGCGTAACGCCTCGCCTTCTCAACGTTGAGCAGTTCAAGCGCCGGATCAATCGCAATGACCCGGTTGCAAATATCTACCGCAATGCCATTGACCTGAACCGCTTCAGCAATGCAGTTTCCCGTCAGATTGTGCGGGACTACAACAACATTGTTCTTAGCGCCGTTGCCGATTTAAAGGCAATCAACCTTGGTGAAGTAACAGCAGGTGCCGGGATTGTGGCGCCGTCTTCTGTTCAGGCTCAGCGGTTGCGCGTGATCTTGGCGCAGCTGAAGGAATCGCTTGATGGCTGGGCTGGCCGCAGTACGGCTTATGTGACGCAAGAGCTGCAGGGCTTGGCAGAACTTCAAACTGAGTTTGTGCAGGAACAGATCAGGCTGGCAATCAGTGGCGGCATAACTGATGCGCGTGAATTGCTGCCTTCACAGGTCAGCGCCTTGGCCCAGGTGAACACGGTGCAGGTGGCGCCAAATTTTGCGGCCAGTGTTGCCACGATTGACCCAACAGATCTGAATTTCACGCTGCCTGGGACTGGCGCTTTCAATTTGACCGCTGGACAGGGCGCAGCCATCACGCTGCCCAATGGTGATGTTGTATCGAAGGCGTTCCGCGGCCTTGCCGAATCTCAAGCGCAGCGATTCAACGCGGTAGTCAGAACAGGAATCCTTACGGGCGAACCAACTGCCCAAATCGCACGCCGCTTGATTGGAAGCCTTGACTTTGGAGATCTTGCCAAGACCGCACGACAGCAAGCGTTAGCCGGTGGTGAGCTGACCAAAATGGCTGACCATCAGGTGCTGACCGTTGTTCGCACGAGTGTTCAACAGGTTGCCAACGCAGCCAGTACGCAGGTCTATCAAACCAATCAGGACATCACCAAGAAATACCGTTACGTCGCCACGCTTGATAGCCGCACTTCAGCAATCTGCCAAAGCCTTGACGGCCAGGAATTTGAATACGGCAGAGGTCCAGAGCCGCCAGTTCACTTCAACTGCCGCAGCACAACGATCCCGATCATTGACTACGAAGGGCTTGGCATCCCTGAGCCTGACTGGGGGACGGGTCCATCACAGCGCGCCAGCGCCAAGGGTCCAATCAGCGCGGTCACCACTGTTAAAGGGGAAAAGAAATTCAAGAGCTATGGCTATTGGCTTCGTGATCAGCCCAAGGAATACCAAAAAGAAGTGTTCCGCAGCGATACCCGCGCCGCGTACTTCAGGAAGCTTGCCAATAAATACGGCCCACAAGACGCGCTGAGCCGCATGGTTCGTGAAGACGGCAGCGAAGTCACCCTGAAGCAACTGCAGCAGAGTTACGGGAATGTTCGCGCCGATTAAACTTTAAAAAAATCTCTTACGGTCATGGCCCGCAGGTACTCACGCGACAAGAATGGCCGTTTCGCCTCTGGTGGCGGTGGCGGTGGCATGGGCAAATCCAAAAAGCCCCGCAAGTCTGATGTCGCCTTCCAGAAATCTGGCAAAGGTGGTGGCACAAGCGTGAAGGCTGGCCGTGCTGCCAAGGCTGCCTATAAGGCCAAAGAAGGCGCACGTCGCATGACTAACGCCAAGAAGAAAGTTGGCGGATTTGCCGGATCTAGCACCTTCAAGGGCAGCCAAGCCGGTAAGAAATTTGCGGCCAAGAAGGCGGCTAAGGGCACTGGTTATCAGCGCAAGCGTTCGGCTAATAAGCCAGTCAGCTCGAAGGTGAAGGCGCAGCGCAAGGCCACGGCGCAAGCTAAAAAGGACGCCCGGATCAATGAAATGCTGAAATCCAGAAGGGCTTTCAACGCCAAGACCAAGCGTTAATCAACAAAGTCTTCCCAGCTGCCAACGTCTTCCATCACGGCCTGCCAAAAATCTGGGACCAGCAAAAGATCGTCATCCTCATCCAGGGTGGCGATTTTTAATTGCGATGTCTGCAGGTTCCCGCAGGTCAAAAACACCTTTGCGGGCGTGCCATCCTCTTTGGTTTCAGGCACTTGCCCCAGCATGTTCCGCAGCTCGCGGACGGTTACACCATCAGGGCGATCTAGGAGGTAGTCCATAGAATCAAGGGCAGCGGGCGGAGCTTAATCCATGCCACTCAAGAAAGGCCGCAGCAAAAAGGTGATCCAAGAAAATATCCGCCGTGAAATCAAGGCGGGCAAGGATCCCAAGCAGGCCGCGGCCATTGCCTATTCAAAGGCTGGCAAGTCCCGTAAACCTCGCAAGAAAAAGTGATGGCCATTGGCATTGGCTCCCGTGTTAGCTGGGTTTATCAAGGGGTTCGCACCTATGGCGTTGTCGTCGGCAAGGAAGGCAAGCGAGGTTCTGTCCCTACTGCTGGTGGTGGGACTGTCGTTCGTGTTGGCTCTGCCGATGACCCTGTGTTGCGAATCAAATCGGAATCGACCGGTAACCCAGTCCTCAAAAAGCGGTCAGAATTGAAGGCAGCGCCCAAACGCAAATGAAAGGCCGAATCTGGGAAGGCAGTTGTACTTACCTGAAATGTGCCGATGGCATCGTTGAAGGTCGCTTCATGTTCCCCACGCCCAACAGCCCTGAAATCCTTGGAGCTTTACTGGGCAGACTGGCTGAAGGCGTAGAGGTCATTACCTGCACGGAGGATGACGAGGATGACGATTAAATATCGCGGCGAGGAATTTGACGGCTACAACAAACCCAAGCGCACGCCGAAGCATCCCAGCAAATCCCATGTCGTCCTGGCCAAGGAAGGCGACGAAGTAAAGCTGATCAGGTTTGGTCAGCAGGGCGTAAAAGGCTCACCAGCGCGAAAAGGTGAATCAGAAGCCAACAAGGCCAGAAGGGCATCGTTTCAAGCGCGCCACGCCAAAAATATCGCCAAAGGCAAAATGTCGGCGGCATACTGGGCTAATAAGGTGAAATGGTGATGGCTTACGGCAAGAAACCAGCCAAGTCCGGCAAAAAGAAGGCACCGAAGGGCTATCACTACATGCCCGATGGTCGGCTGATGAAGGATTCGGCACACAAGGGCAAAGGCAAAAAGGGCTAACGGCCTTCCATCTTGAAGATCCATTCCTTCAGGTCGATCACATAGCGCCGCAGCTGATCCGCCTGTTCGGCGTGCCATTTGTCGCCGGTGCTGAAGTATTGGCGGGTATGCAGGTCAATCGCACGCAGCAGCTGCACAATCACGGGGTTCCACGGTTCCCGCGTTGGCGTGTTCCACTCCCGCATGATCATTGGCGGAAATTACAACTGCAGTCTGATTGTTTGCACTGAAATTAGAGATATACTCCATCCGTAACCCTACGGGTCTTTCATGTCTGAAGAGCAAATGCAGGACGCTACGCCGACTGCAGAGAATCAAGAGCTGGACACGCTGAAGCGCAGCATTGAAGCCCTTGAACGCAAAAATTTTGAGCTGATCGGCAAGCTCAAGGAACAAAAGGAAAAGGCGCCAGTCGTGCCTGATGGCGTGGACGTTAAAGAGCTGGTGGAGTTCAAGCGCCGTAAAGAGCAAGAGGAACTTGAGTCCAAAGGCAAGTACGACGAAGCCCTCAAGCAATACGCCCAGCAATTCTCAGAGCGTGAGGATGAGCTGAAGCGCAAGATTGGCGACCTTGAATCGAAGCTGACCGTGAATCAGCTAGACAACCGCGTGATTGCGATCTTGGCTGAGCAAGGCGCGCATAATCCGCACGACACTTTGCGCCTGGTCCGTGATCAGCTGAAGCTGGACGAATCGGGCAATCCTGTCGCCGTTGACGGGTACAACGAATTGCCGATGGATCAATGGGTTGAAAAACTCAAGACCGAACGCGGCTACCTGTTTCGCCCGCCCAGCGTCAAAGGTTCTGGCGCTCCTGTCGGTGTCCGCTCTGCTTCCAGCGAGATTCCTGCCGGCACGAAAAACCCGTTTAGCCGCGACCATTTCAACCTCACCGAACAGTCCCGCCTATTCCGTACTGACCGGGATATGTACGACCGTTTGAAGGCCGCCGCAAACAATGCTTAATATGTATGCGTTAGGTGTGACGGCTACGCCAGATCGCCATTGGGTTACGCCCGCAAAACCACGAATTTTTTAGGTACTGACTCATGGCGACTCTTCGCTCTGATGTCATCATCCCTGAGATTTTCACGCCCTACGTTATTGAACAAACCACCCAGCGGAACGCGTTTCTTGCTAGCGGTGTTGTTCAGCCTCTCGCGGCGCTGAATACCTCTGAAGATGGTGGCGATTTCGTCAACATTCCCTTCTGGAAAGCCAACCTGTCTGGTGATCTGGAAGTCCTGTCTGATTCTTCCAGCCTGACCCCTGGCAAGATCACCGCTGACAAGCAAGTTGGCGTGGTTCTGCACCGCGGTCGCGCTTTTGAAGCTCGTGACCTGGCTGCCCTGGCCGCTGGTTCTGACCCCATGGCCGCTATCGGTCAAAAGGTTGGTGCCTACCTGGCTAACCAGCAGCAAGCTGACCTGCTCAAGTGTCTGGAAGGTGTGTTCGGCGCCCTGACTGGTGGCGACTCCCCTGCCTTCAGCGCTCTGCGTTTTGACACCAGCGGTGCTACCGCCCTTGGCCCCCGTCAAGTGGCTAAAGCCCGTGCCGTTCTGGGCGATCAAGGCGACAAGCTGAACGCCGTGGCAATGCACTCCGCTTGCTACTACGATCTCCTGGAAAGGAAAGCCATCGACTATGTGCTTGCTAGCGAAATCGCTGGTGGCATTTCTGTCGATAGCGCACAGCCCGACGCTTTCGCCGGCAGCGTTGCTGCTTCCTACGGCGATGTTCGCATTCCTACTTACATGGGTATGCGCGTGATCGTCTCTGATGACGTGACCAACAGCGGTGGCAATTACGCCTGCTATTTCTTCACCGATGGCGCTGTTGCCTCTGGTGAGCAGGCTGCACTTCGCACTGAAGTTGATCGTGACATCCTCGCTAAGAGCGATGCCATGTCGGTGGACATGCACTACATCTATCACCCTGTGGGTGCTAAGTGGGCTGTGACCACCACCAACCCGACCCGCGCTCAGCTGGCCACCGTTGGTAACTGGTCGAAGGTGTACGAAACCAAGAACATTGGCATCGTGCGCGCCACCATCACTTCCAACTACGACTGATAGGAGGAACTAACGATGGCATCCATTTTTGAAGCAACTGCTGGAAAGCTTGTTGGCCCCGCCACTGGCGGTACCGTCACTCAAGCTGATACCAGTGGCAAGGCAACCGGTGTGACTCTGAACGCTGCTTCGGGTCAAATCACCATGGACGACGATGCGCTTGCCGCAGGCGTTGAGGTTTCCTTCACCGTCACTAACAGCCTCGTTGCTGCTACTGACGTTGTGGTGGTCAACCACGGCTCCGCTGGCACTGCTGGCGCTTACCTCGTGCAAGCCAACACCATCGCCGCAGGATCTTTCAAGATCACTGTCAGCAACGTGTCTGGCGGCTCACTGGGCGAAGCAATCGTTCTGAACTTCGTTGCTCTGAAGGGCGCTAGCTCCTGATGGGCATGTTCGCCTTTAGGCGACTGCGTGAACTGGAGGTCTCGGCTTCGGCTGGGGCCTCTTTTTCTAATGCAGAGCCGACCCCTAAACTTGAATCAACACCTGAAAAACCGGCGCCTAGAAAACGTCGGACGGTAAAGCCCAAGGCGGAGCCTGCTGATGGCAATCACGATTGACGCCACTGTTGGCGGTGCCAGCGCAAATAGCTATCTCACCCTGGCAGATGCTCAGGCGTTGATTGATGGCATGGTCGAAAACGACGACGTAACCGCATGGGCGTCGGCTACTACTGACCAGAAAAACCGTGCGCTGTATTCCGCCACGCAACGGCTTGATCGTGAACGCTTCTTAGGCGCAAGGGCTACTGACACCCAAGCTCTGCAGTGGCCCCGCACTGGCGTCCGTAAGCCCGACACCTACATCAACACCTACGCGGTCGGGTTCCCGTTCAAGATCACTACTGACTATTTCACCGATACTGAGATTCCTGATCAGATCAAGCAGGCTCAGGTCGTGTTGGCCGTTTACCTCAACAACAACAAAGACGGCATGGGCCTCAGCGGCCTTGAGGATTACAAGTCCGTCACCATTGGCAGCCTGAGCGTCACCAGTGCAGGGGCCAGCAGCATGGCAACCGGTGCTGATCGTGTGCCGCCGATCTTTGAAAGATATTTGACCGGCCTTAGAATCAGTGGACCGGGGAACTTTGCCATTAAGCGGAGCTGATCAATGGGTTACAACTCAGGTATTGACCCCGCTTACAGCATCGGCGGGACGTTTGTGAATAGCACCGATGCCCAGACGGGTCGGTGGAATCGCATCGTGATTTCCAAGAACAACACGAGCTTTAGCGCGATCACCGCTCAGAATTACACCGGCAATAGCCTGGCTGGTGAATCCTTCCCTGCTGGCTTTGAGCTTCAAGGCGTGTTCACCGCCTTCACCCTGAACAGCAGCGGTGCTGTCATCGCTTACAACATCTGATCATGGCTAAATCACACGGCGGCGCTTCTGCAGTTAATTACGCCTTGGGTGCGGAGGTCATTACTGACACCGTGGCTCATACCGGCAAGTTTCACCACATCGACTTTTACGAGAACAGCACGATCACCGCGATTGTGTCCACCAATATCACTGACAACAACTTTGCTAGTGCCACCGTTGATCAAGGTGCTCACTTGACTGGCTATTTCACCAGCATCAGACTCCAGAACGGAGCCTGTATCGCCTACAAGATCTGATGGCGCTTTCTGGTTCGCTACGCAAGGTCGCTAGCAAGCTGATCAAAAAGTTTGGCGGCACTGTCACCTATCGGCAGGTTGCGGGCGGGAGTTACAACGCCACGACGGGCACGATCACTGAGACTGAAACCAACACCACGATCAAGGGCGTTGTTGATGCAGTCCAGAAGCAGGAGCTGAACGAACTGATCCACGAATCAGACAAAAAGCTCACGATTGCAGCAGCTGATCTGACAATCACACCCAGCCTGTCTGACCGTGTGGTGATCAGCAGTGTTGTGCATCAGATCGTCAAAATCAACGTGATCGAGCAGGACAACACAGCCATTGCGGTTGAGCTGTTCTTGAGGGCTTGACGATGGCTAGGCGTATCAGGCTGGATCAGATCGGGGACTACGCCGAAGACAAGCTGAATCGGCTTATGCGCGTCGTGATACTGGAAACGGACGCTGAGCTGAAAGCCCGTAGCCCAGTGGATACAGGCCGCTTCCGCGCTAGCTGGGCGATTGGTGAAAACTTCATTGGTGATTACGACGGTGGGGCGAAGCAGTCCGCCACTGGTGCAAATCGTGAGAAATCCAGCCCGCCAGGTAGTCCTTCGCCGGGTCCGCCGGTCGCCTTGAATTACACACTTGGTAGTGAAAAAATCACAAAGGTCTACAACATTCACAACAGCCTGTCCTACGCCGAGCCTTTGGCAAACGGCAGTTCTAAGCAAGCAAGCGCAGGTTGGGTTGATCTTGTCGCCAAGCAAATGACCAGACGGGCGCGACAATTGGCTAACAGCATTGGGAGGCAAGACTGATGGCCGCGCTTGATCTGAACACTGTTCGAGCCACTATCGAAGGCCGTTTAGCCACAGAGCTTGCCGAAAGCCCTGCCATCCCGGTCGTGTTTCACAACATGGCCTTTTCGCCCACGCCAAATTCAAGTTGGGTTCAATGCCTTACCAGCTTTGGCACCAATGAATACTTGAGCCAAGGCGGCACGAGTAATTCGCAAAACCGCGTCAATGGCGTTGTTGTTATCAATATTTTCACCGCTGTAGGCGTAGGGCCTGGAGCCAACTACGTCATCGGCAAGAGGATTCGAGATCTCTACAATAGAGTGAATGTGTCGGGGGTTTTCTTCGACGCTGCAACAGGCCCAGAGGCTCTGGCTTCACCAGTTCCCGAGGGTTATTTCCAAACCCAGGTCCGTGTGACCTTTGAATCCATCGAGGGACTCTGACCCATGGCAATTCTCCGAGGCGAACAAGGTTCTGTTCAGTTCGACGCAGCTGGCAGCACTAACGCCACCATCGTTGGCACCCGCAGCTGGAGCCTGACCACCACCAAGGAAACCTTGGATGTCACCGATCATGGCGACACCTTCCGTTCCTTTGTTGGCAGCCTGATCTCCGGTTCTGGCACCGTTGAGCTGGTCTACGACCCTGACGCAACTGGCCAAGCTGGTTTTCTGGAAGACGTGCTGACCACTGCTGACCCGGCAGACGCCACCTTTGAGCTGTTCACCACTGGCTCAACTTCTGGCACTGATTCGATCAGCTTTGCCGGCATCATCACTGACATGGAGATCAGCTCCACTGTTGGCGAACTCGTCGTTGTCAGCTGCAACTTCATCACCAGCGGCGCCATTACCGGCAACCTTGAGTGATAAGGGGTATATTTGGGGCGGTTTACTCGCCCCTTTAAGTGCCCGTGGCTAAACGTCTTGTCGATGAACTGGTCGAGGCATTTGACCTAAACCAGCGTCGCAAGTTTGTTTTGAAGCATCCCAGTGGTAAATCCTGGGATCTGTTTTTCAAGCCGATCACCCGCGCTGACCGTAAAAAGGCTCAGTCATTGGCTGGCACTGATGATGCGCTGGACATCAGCACTCAGATGCTTTGTCAAATGGCTGAGCTGGAAGATGGCTCCAAGCCTTTTGCCGCTGCAGACACGGCCAAGCTTCAGCGCATGTTGCCTGAGTCGGTATTGAATGAGCTTGAGCTGTTCCTGTTTGGACTGGGCAATGCAGGATCGCTTGAGGAAGCAAAAAACGACTAAAGGAAGACTCTTGGCTCTTCTTTGAGTTCTTCCTAGCAACTGAACTGGGCAAAACCGTCAGTGAATTGCGCGGTGAGCTGACGGACGCTGAGTTTTTGATGTTTGCGGCTTATTACGAGGTCAAGGGTGATCGCGACAAAGCAGAGATGGCGAAGGCGAAAGCAAGGAGTCGATAAAACGTCGGTAGACTGAATCAAAGGATTAGGTCGGGCCGTGGCTGTTGCCGTTGTTGACGTACAGGTAAATGGCTCAAACGCGGTCAATCAGCTGCGTCAAATCAGCCGTGCCTCACAGGCCACTGAAGCTGGAATCAAAAGTCTCAAGGGTGCGGTCACAGGTCTTGTTGGTGCGTTTTCTGCTGTTCAGGCACTCAAGTTTGTCGTAGCCAAAACCTCTGAATTAGAAACGCAAACCAGGAGTCTGCAAACGCTTACTGGCAGTGTTGAAAAAGCAAAGCAGATCATTTCTGAACTTCAGCAGATTGGCGCGGTTACACCGTTCACCAGTACGGAGCTGATTGAGTCTGCGAAACGTTTGCAGGCATTTGGGGTTGAAGCTGACAAGGTTGTTGAAACAACCCGACGCTTAGCGGATGTCAGCGGCGCGACTGGAGCAGAACTACAAGGTTTGGTTACTGCTTACGGTCAAGTTCAAGCCAAGGGCAGGCTGCAAGGCGAAGAGCTTCTGCAGTTCCAAGAACGAGGGATCGCGCTGCAAACTGAATTGCGGCGGATGTATGGCCTAACTGGCGAAGAGTTCCAAAAGGCACTCAGCAAAGGCCAGATCAGCGCCGAAGCGGTTCAAGTCGCCATTGTCAATCTGACTAATGCAGGCGGTAAATATGCGAATGGTGCAATCGCGCAGTCAACAACACTGGCCGGTAAGTTCAGCACCCTTCAAGACAATATTGAGCAAATTGCCAGGGTCTTAGGCCAAAAATTACAGCCCATCCTTAGCAGCATTCTTGATACAGCAAACAGGACGGTCGGTGCAATCTCCCAAGTTCTTAGCGGTGGTTTGGCGGCTGAATTTGCGAAACTCAGGGTTGCACTAGTCACGCCCGGCGGAACAGTTGGCGATCTCCAGAAAATACTAGAGCTAACCAAAAGCATTTCAGCCAGTGGATTAGACAAAGGCGGTTTGACGGCTGCTGCTGATCAGATCAAAGCCAATCAACAATTAGTAGCCGATGTTTTAACCCGCATTAATCAAACTAGACCTCTTGGTGCTACAAAGGAAGAACAGAAATTAGCTTTAGCAATCCAAGGCGCATCCCAGCAGAAAATCAAGGAACTGGATATTGCTTACAAGGCTTTAAGCAAAGTGACTGCGGCACCTCCCGCTAATGTGCCACAACTGCTTGGCGGCAATGGTAAAGACAAAGGCAGGGCAAAATCTGTTGATGAATTATTAGGCGGTCAAATTAAGCGAACTCTTGAGCTGAAAAAGGCTCAGCTTGAAACCGTAACCGCTGCCCGAATGAATACCGCGGCGTTGCAGGGCAATGCTGAACAAGCCAAGCGAATGGTCGAATATGCCAGCAAGTATCAAGGCATTCAACTGGAAATTAGTTCGCTTGAGGAAACCCTCGCTGGCCTAAACGCTGTCAAGCCTCAAATTCTGGCAAGCGCAGCCGACAAACAAGCGGCGGCCATGATGATTGACGAGCGCACCTTAGACCTACAAAACGCGATTGCAGCCAAACGACAAGAAATCAGCACTCTTGCCACACAACATGTAGGCGAAGTCAATCAAGTTGCCATAGCAGAAAGCAAAAAACTTGAATCATTAACTGAGCAAACCAAATACCTGCAAGATGTTTTGAAATATGGCGAAAGCGAAGCAAATATCAAACGTCAGATTGAAAGCGTGATGAAGAGTACTAGCACCCTTGACCGTGAAAAAACCGAAGCAATTATTCGCCAAAATCAAGGCTTGCAACAACAGATCACTGATGCCCAACGCCTTGATCAGATTTATTCGGGTTTAGGGCAAACCATTGCCACTGGCGTGACTGACATGATTGGTGCAGCGGTTGATAAGACCAAATCCTTGGCGGATGTTGCATCGAACATGCTCCGCAATCTTGCTAATCAACTGCTTCAAGTCGCTGTCAATACTGCTTTGTTCAGTTTGTTCCCTGGCTCTTCACTGTTTAAGGGTTTGCCGCGTTTTGCTGATGGTGGTTCCATCTCTGGTGGGAAGCCAGCAATCGTTGGTGAGCGCGGTCCTGAGCTGTTCATGCCGGGCCGTAGTGGCAGCATCGTTCCAAACAACGCCTTAGGCGGTGCCAACATCGTCGTTAATGTGGATGCAAGCGGTAGCAGTGTTCAAGGCGATGCCAACGACTCCAAGCGCCTGGGTGAAGCCATCGGCGTTGCTGTACGCCAAGAACTGATCAAACAGAAGCGCCCCGGAGGCTTGCTCGCATAATGGCCACCTTCCCTTCAATCACACCGGCATACGGCGCACAGAAGACCAGCCGCCCAAATACCCGAACGGTGCAGTTTGGCGATGGCTACCAGCAGCGCTTGCTATACGGGATCCCTTCGCACATGAACCCGAAAGAATGGAATTTGACTTGGAACGTGTCAGAGACTGATGCCGACACCATCGAAACCTTCTTGAACGCCCGCGCCGAGGATTCCGCCAGCTTCGACTGGACACCACTAGATGAAACCACGGCGTATAAGTGGATTTGCCCGGAGTGGAGCAAGACCATTCCCTATAACAACCGCGCCACGATCACAGCCACCTTCCGCCAGGTCTTTGAGCCCTAATGGCGATCCCAGTCTCCGAACTACAGAAGATCAACCCAAGCAGCATCATCGAGCTGTTTGAGCTTGAACTGTTTGCCAATATCCACGGCAGCGCCTTTACCTACCGCTTTCACGCTGGCACCAACGCACTGACGACAAACGGCGACATTGTTTGGGACAGCAATACCTACAGCAGATTGCCTATTGAGGCTGAGGGATTTGAGTACAACGCTGAAAGCGGCAGCCTGCCCCGCCCAACAATCCGAGTCGCCAACCTGCTGGGCAGCATCACGACAATTCTGCTTGACGTAAATACCACCACGGCAGGCAACGATCTGACTGGCGCCAAGCTGACCCGCATTCGCACTTTGGTGCGTTATATCGACGGCGCAAACTTTACTGGCGGCACCAATCCTTACGGCACGCCAGACACCACCGCCAAACTGCCTTCTGAGATTTATTACGTTGCTCGTAAGGTCACAGAAACAAGAGACCTTGTTGAGTTTGAACTAGCTGCGGCTTTTGACCTTGCTGGTGTTCGCGCCCCCAAACGTCAGTGCAGCGCCAATCTTTGCCCGTGGATTTACAAGGGTTCGGAGTGCGGCTACAGCGGCAGCAGCTATTTCGACGAGAACGACAAAGCGGTCACGGATTCTGCTGATGACAAATGCGGCAAACGCTTAAGCAGCTGCCAAGCACGGTTTGGCTCTACAGCTGAATTGCCTTTTGGCGGCTACCCCGGCATTGGAGCATTCAACGGATGAACCCGACCGCTAAGACAGCAGCATTGGAACACGCCAAGGCGGAAGATCCACGCGAAGCCTGCGGTTTGCTGGTGGTCATCAAAGGTCGCAAGCGTTATGTGCCATGCCGAAATTTGGCAGAGGGCAATGAGTTTTTCATCCTTGACCCTGTTGATTACGCCGCCGCCGAAGACAAGGGCGAGGTTGTTGGCGTCGTCCATAGCCATCCCGTCACCCCACCGATCCCAAGCGAAGCCGACAAGGTTGCTTGTGAGAAATCCGGTCTGCCTTGGTACATCGTCAACCCCAAGACTGAGCAATGGGGTCAGGTGTCGCCTGAAGGCTACAAAGCGCCGCTCATCGGGCGGTCATGGGTTTGGGGCGTTAGCGATTGCTGGACGCTTGTGCGGGACTGGTACGGCGAGCAGGGAATTGAACTGCCGGACTGGGATCGCCCGACGACGCCCGAGGAGTTCAACCAAAACCCGATGTTTGATGATTGCTGGCATGAGGCTGGCTTCTATGAGGTGGACATTGCCGAAATGCAAGCTGGCGACGCGATGCTGATGGCGATTGACTCCGGCAAGCTGAATCACGTTGG